AAGCTCGGTGCGGACTTGGCTGGCGATTTCGGCTTCGGTCGGGACATCGGGCGAGTTGGTCAATGTTGTGACCGTGCCGCCGGTGATTTCCTTGGTGCTTGCGGACCAGACGGCTGTTGCCACAGAGGCCGCGCTCGGAGCGGAATCGGTCGGGATGCTGTCGATCTTCCCACCGACGCGCTCGAGGTCGCTGCGGATGGCTGCGACAAGCGAGACTTCCGAGAGGTTCTGGTTGCCGATCGCTCCTACGATTGCGTTGAGCACGGCTTGGCCGTCGGCTTCGTTGAGGAGCGAGCCTTCCACGGCTGCGCTGATCTGCGCGGTGGTTGGCGGGGTTGTGTAGTCGGCAGAGGCGAGTCGGCTCGAGATGCTTTGGTCGATGCGCCCAAGCTCGGTTCCGAGTTCCGTGCGAACGGCTGTGGCGACCGCGCTTGCGCTCGGTGCGGAGGTTGGCGCGGTGTAGGCCGAACCGGCGAGCCTGCTCGACACGGAGGCATCCAGATTAGAAAGCTCGGTCAGTTCGGTGCGCACGGCGGAGGCCACCGAGGCGGCACTAGGCACGCTCGGCAGGTCGCCGGTCGTGAGGGTCGATCTGGTGCTGGTGGCGACATCCAAGCGCGAAAGCTCGGTGGATAGCTCGGTTCTGACCTGTGAGGCGATCTGGCTTGGAGTCGGCACGGTCGGTGCATTCGTGAGCGTATCCACCGTTCCGCCTGTTATTGTCCGGCTGGCTGCTGCCCAAACGGCTGTTGCGTTTTCTGCTGCGGTCGGTCCGCTGGCGCTGGTGAGTGTGCGCGATGCCGCCCCCCAAACTGCCGATGCCACGGCAGTCGGATCGAGGACGGCTGTGCCGGTGGTCTGCATTGTTGCGCCCGCGCCTGCGGTGGAAGAGTGCGTATCTGGGACGGTGAATTTGACCGATGTTCCGCTTACGATTGACGCAATGGTGTAGCTGCCGTTCCACTCGGCGTTGCTTGCGCCGGTGACCTTAAACTCATCACCGACGACAAGCGGGTAGCTATACGCCAAGGTTGCCGTTGCGGTCGTGCCACTGCGGGTTGCCGTGAATGGCATCGACGGGCCGTAGTTCACCGAGAGCGCCACCGATCCGCGGGCTGGGACGGTGAGGCGTCCGGTCTGCGAGTTCCCGATTCCGTATGCCACGCCACTGCGGACATCGGTCGGCGCGGCTTGGTTGAGAGCAGTCGAGTTGTCGGCGGTGAACATATCGACATATATTCCTGCCCCATTTAATGCATAGCGAGTGCGAGCATTTAGTGGAATGACGCCTGCTATGAATTTGATTACATAAACGGGGGCAAAACCATTTGCTGATGCGATAAAATCTCCGCTTAATGTAACGCTGGCACTGGCATTGTTTACCGTGAGTGAGTTTGCTGAATTACTAGCAGTAAATGTGCAGGTTGTTGCTGATAGCGTTGTTGCGGTCGTTTGCGTAATAGCAGCTGATGCTGCCAAAGCCGTAATTGTTGAGCCAGTAATAGTTAAACTTGACGAGTTAATTATTGCAGCACCCGCATTTCCTACAACTGTTCCGCCTCGAATTATTGAACTGTTGACATTGACAACTCCGGCAGTGTTGCGTATGCAAGGAGAGTTATTATATGCCCCATTGAGAGTGCAGCTTGTAAGCGTTGATGTCCCGCCGGAGACCGTTAGAACATCTGTTTGGTCTCTTGCCGTTGTGGCATTTAGCACGCAATTTGACAACGAGTAGCCGCCTGACGATGTGTTGGATAAAACATGGCCGCCACTTGTTGAAAATGTTGTTCCAGACAAACTAACGGTGGCCGCGCCGCTATTGACTATAACATAAAAGCCGGTCAACCCCCCTGTTTGGTTGACCAATGGCGTTGAAATCGAAACTGTTCCCGATGCCGCTGTAACAGAAATCAGCGTGGCTGACGCTCCACTATAAATGCCACTTGCTCCGGTGGCTGTTAGCGAATTTGCTGCATTCGATATTACAAGTGTTCCCCCAGCGGATGCAGTTGTGGTCGCTCCATCTTTCCAAGCACGGCTGGAAGCTGCGCTATTTCCGAGGCTTATAATTGTTGCAGATGTGTCTAGCGTGACTGTGAAATTGTTCAACCACACATCGTCGTTTGAATTGGGCGTAAAAACGGTCGTTCCGTTTGACCACGGAGAAGTGGCTACATTAGTGTCTGACCAGTTGCCAGATCGAAAAGCTCTTACATTTGCCATATTATATTTCTTTTGAGTTGATGAATTGTTGGAGGGCGGATTGAATTGCGTTTACCGCAATCAAAGTTGGCTCGTCGGCTTGATCGAGTTTGCCGAGGCGGATGTTGAGGGTGTGCTGCGGGGCGGTTTCCACCATGTCGCCTTCGATGCGGGTTGGAACGAGGTTGCAGACTACAGAGGCGTCTGGATGGCCCTCGGCGTCGTATGATCCAGACACGATGAGGCTGAGTGAGTAACGGTCAAAAAACTTGCCGTCGATATCGATTGGGTTGGTGGCTGTCATTTTTATGAGTAGGTGAGAGTTTCTTTGGAAGACCACGCGCCGGTGGCGCTGGATTCTTGGGATGTGGTTCCTGCTGAGTTGAAAATGGTTCGGGAGATTTCCCAGTTCGGGCTGTCATACACCGAGCCGGTGGACGGGAAGTCCGAATACAGGAGAAAGCCGAGGAAGGTGGTGGTGCCGTCGCTTGAGATGTCGAAGGCCCAGACGCGATCTGGCGCGTCTTTGGCACCGGCGAGTTTGTAGACCGTGCCGTTCGGATGCTTGGCGTAAATCTTCCGATCTGTGTGGTTGATCGAAATCGCTCCGGGTGCGAGCTGGTCGGCGGTTGGGATTTTGCCCGCGACCGTCGAGAGTTTTGGAACGATTTGTGTGTTTGCCATGTGGCGGTTTTTGTTTTGCGGAGTTTTGACCCCCCGCTTGGCGAGGCGCTATGGAGCGCCCCGCCGGGGTTGGTGGGCTGGTTAGTAGGTTCCGCCGTCGATCGTGGACTCGAGTGCGCTGATGCGGGTCTCGTGGTCGGCGACATCGGCCTCGACTGCGTCCAGGCGGCTGTCGGCGCTGGCTCCTTCGAGGGCCGTGATGCGGTTGGAGAGCGAGGTGTCGGCTGTCGCACGAGTCGAGCTTTCGGCGTCCAGATTGCTCTGAACTGCGGCGATGTCGGACTCGAGGCCGGACACATCCGAAGCGCGGGCAGCGGCTTCGGCGGAGACTGCGGCGATGCGGGCGGACTCTTCAGCAACGATATCGGCCTCGGCTGCGGTGACTCTTGTGGTCAACGCGCTCAGGTCGCTCGAGACGCCATTGATCGAGGTCTGAAGGCCAGAATCACCGGCGATGCGTGCGGTCTCTTCGTCGTCGATCGCGGTGTTGATCGAGGAAATGGCGGATGCCAGGGCGTTGTCGTTCGTGAGATCGACGCTGTTGATGAGGTCGACGATTTCTTTGAAAGTATCGGCATCAGCGCTTGATGCAGAAAGAATTGCGTCGATGCGGCCTTTCTCGGTGGAGATTTTGCCGTCGAGAACGAGGTCGGCTGCTTCGCGAGCGGATTGCTCGGCGGAAACTGCCGCGATGCGCGCTGTCTCCTCAGCGGCGATGTCGTCAGCGAGGGCGCTTTCGGCACCTTGAGCGCGGGAGATTTCCGCATTGAGGTTCGTGGTGAGCGTCGAATCCGCTGCGCTGCGCAGGTCGGCCTCGGCTTCTACCGCGTCGTTGACGAAGGTTTTCTTCGCGTAATTGACGCCCGCGAGGTCGTAGACCCCCTCGGCTGTGCCGATGTAGAGGGCCTTGTTTAAGGTGTCGAAACCGGCTTCCCCGTTCTGCAAGGAAACGGGAATTCCAGAACCGCGTTTTAGTTTGATGACTTGTGGCATAGTGGTGATGGGTTAGGTGTTGGTGTTCGTGGGTGGGTGAGTGTCAAAAATTGCCGCCGTCGATGGTTTCGATTAACGACCTGTAGGCGCTCGCGGTGGGCGACCAGCGGTAGGGCATGCCCTCGTCGAGGGCCATGTAGAGGCGGTCGGGTTTTCCGATGCTCGGGAAGCTCGAGCGGCTCGGGTATTCGACGATGACGGCGGGGAGTGTGAGGTCGAACGATGAGAGATCGAGCGTCTGCCGGATGTTGGATTCGCTGATCGTTGTCATGAGTAGGCGAGAGTCTCCCGGTTAGCCCACGAGCCGACGGCGGAGGCGGTGGCGAGGATTTGGCCTGCGGCGTTGAGGGTGCTGCGGCGGATGGTCCAGGTGGTGGCGGTCTCGGGCAGGGCTGGCGCGGCGGGGCGGTTGGCATTGAGGAGGCGGCCGCTGTAGGTCGTGAGGCCGTTGGCGGATTGGTCGAAGGCGAAGAGGTAGAGGGTCGGATCGATGGGGCGCTGGACGGTGCGCAGGCCGAGGGCGGTGCAGGAGATTTGCATTCCGGCGCTCGGGGCGGTGTCGAAGGTGATCGTGCCGGTGGCTTCGGAGACGAGGTAGTCGGTGCCGGGG